AGATAACGGTTATGTATTTACTCACACAGGTGCTCCAACTTTTGGTACAACTGCTTTAGATGTAACACAATTCTCTGGTGCAGGACAAATTACAGCAGGTGCAGCTTTAACTAAATCTGGCAATCAAATGGATGTTGCCGTTGACAGTTCATCTATTGAAGTTAACGCAGACGCATTAAGAGTAAAAGCATTGGGTATTACAAATTCAATGTTAGCAGGTAGTATTGACGGTGCTAAAATTGAAAACTTTACATTTACAGACGAAGGCTCTACACAAGGTGCAGTTCAAATTGGTAACCCCATGGAGTTTTTAGCAGGTGAAGGATTAAACACAACTGCTTCAGGTAGCACTTTAACAATTGCAGGTGAATTAGCAAGTACATCAAATATTGGTGTTGCTAAATTTCATTCAGATAATTTTCAGGTCTCATCTGGTGATGTGACCATAACAACAGTTGACGGAGGTTCATTCTAATGAAACTATGGACAAGATTTAAAAATTTTATTACTAAACCTTATATGAAACCTTTAGTATTAAAAAAAGAACAAGAGATTAATTTAAAAAATCTAAAAACAAAAACTAAAAAAGAATTAGAAAAATTAGGCAGAAAAGTTGGTGTTGAATTAGACAGACGACTTACAAAAGATAAACTTATAAAACAAATTAGAAAAGCTTGTAAATAATGCCAACGGTAATAAAACCAAAAAGAAGTGAAGTAGCAAGTTCAATACCATCATCTGGCTCATTAGCAGTTGGTGAAATTGCAATGAATGTTACTGACGGAAAGTTTTACACAAAAACTTCTGGTGGTACCGTAAAAGAAATGGGTGGTGCCGGTTCAGTTACTTTACAAAATGTTGTTACAAATGGTTCAGTTGTAGGTAATGATATTACTTTAGACGGTGCAAATTTAATTTTTGAAGGTTATCAAGCAAACGCATACGAAACAACTTTAACGGTTGCAGAACCAACAGAGGATAGAACGGTAACTTTACCAAATGCTACAGGTGTTGTAGCGCTTGATGGTGACGCATTAGCATATTCTATTGTCTTTGGAGGATAATTATGGCGAGTACATTTAAAAATCAAGGCATGACATTAGTACATACAAATGACGCAAATGCAAATTTTTATACAGCGCCTGGCGGAACATATTCAGTTGTTCACGCATTATATCTTTCTAATAATAGTGTTACAAATAATGGAGAGGTTGATGTTAAAATAACAACAGATGGTGGTTCTACATTTTATAATATAGGAACAAAGTTAAGTATACCACCAAAAAATACACTTACTTTAGATAAACCAATTAACCTGGAACCAGGTGATATTATGAGATTAGTAGCAACACCTTTACCAGATTCATCTAGTACAGAAATTACAGCTGTCGCTAGTATATTAGAGGTAACTTAATAGATGGCACTTACTATACCACATACAGCAGAAAAAGAAAAAGTATTTAATGCTATTCGTAGAACAGCAGATGGTATGTTATATCTTACGGTAATTGACCCTAATAAAGATAGTGAAAATATACAATATTCCAATTACTTTGAATCAGGTAAATCTGATAATGTACCAAAAGATGGTTCAAGTTATACAGAGGAAAGAGTTGAATTGTTTAACACACAATTTTTCACAGGCGATGGTTCAAGTGTAGGATTTACATTAAACGCAAATAAAATACCTACTGAAAATCTTGTAGTTTACAAAAACAATGTAAAATTAATAGCTTTTACAGATTATAATGTATCAGATACAATATTAAATTTTACAATCAGACCTGCTTCAGGAGATAATATTACGGTAGGACAAGTTAAGAAAAGATATCTAAATAACAATAGTGATAAGTACCAACAATTTGAATATTCAGACAATACTACAACAACTTACCTTATAAATAGTAGTGGAGATTTGGTGAAAAGAGTAAATGATGGTATTACCAGAACAGCGTCTAGTGATGACTATGACACTTTTGAAGGTACAGCAACCGTTTACTCTACAACTTATCAGAGCGCAGTATAGGAATATAAATGGCAGATTTTAAACTAGGTAGAATTAAATTTAAATGGAGAGGTAATTGGGCAACTAGCACAGCTTACCTTGTTGATGACATTGTAAAATATGGCGGTAATGTTTATACCGTAATAAACAATCATACATCAGCTAGTACAATAGCTGCATTTTACGATACAGAAACCACAAATTACTCATTACACACAGAGGGTTTATTTTTTAAAGGTAATTGGGCTGCAACTACTTTTTATAGAAAAAACGACCTAGTAAAATACGGCGCATTTCAATATAGAACAACTACACAACATACTTCAGGTTCAGATTTTGATAGTTCAAAATTTGAAGTATATGGTGAGGGATTTCAATTTGAAGATACTTACGCTTCAGGAACAACTTACCAAGATGGTGATGTAGTAACATATGGTGGATACACTTATGTTTATATCAATACAACACCAGCTGCAGGACAAACTCCTACTGACAATACTTATTGGGATGTAGTAACAACAGGTTTCAAAGCTTTAGGTGCATACTCACACGGTACAACTTATAAAACAGGTGATACGATTCAATATGGTGGTAACAATTATGTATGTACAGCAAATCATACAAATCAATATCCGGCAAACACAAACGGTACAACAAACACATCTTATTGGACTTTAAACCTTGAAGGTTTTAAATACAGAGCTGCTTACAATGCAGGAACAACTTATAATATTGGTGATGTAACAAGATATGCTGCTACAAGTTATGTTGCAATACAAGATAGAATTTTAAATGTTCAACCAGATTCAGACGCAGCTAAATGGCAAGTAGTAGCACAAGGTGACTCTGGTGCAGTAATGAGCTCAAGAGGTGATTTAACAAAACAAGGTGCCTCTCAAGCAGAAAGATTAGCAATCGGTGTTAAAGGTTCTATTTTAACAACAGACGGTACAGACCCGATATGGGGAAATGCAGAGGCAGGTAATGTTAAGTATGTTGCAAACTCCGGTTCAGATTCAAATCCAGGTACAGAATATTTACCTTATAAAACACTTTACTACGCATTATCTCAATCAACTTCAGGAGATATTGTAGAGGTTGATACGATATCTGGTGGTACAGGCGGAACACCAGGAACATATAACAATGTTGCTCAATCATCTTCAACAGGTTCAGGTACAGGTTCGACATTTAGAATCACAACTGACGGTTCATCAACACCAACTATTATAATTATAGACGGTGGTACAGGACATGCAGTAGGTGATGATATAACAATTAACGGTTCAAGTATTGGTAGTTCAAGTAACTTAACATTTAATATTAAATCAGCTTCAGTTGGTGATGTTATCTATGTTAAAAACGGAGTTTACAGAGAAACATTACCTATAAGAATTCCTCCAGGAGTTACTGTACAAGGTGAATCTTTAAGAGGTACAGAAATTAGACCTAACACAGGAACAGGACACCAAGTTAAAACGGTTTCAATTTCATCAACAATTTCAGGTGCAACAAACGGCACTTACAATTATAAAACTTCTTCAACTACAAGTGGTAGTGGTGCAGGTTTTGTAGTTAATGTTACAATATCAGGTAACGCACACTCAGCTTCAACTATCTATCATGGTGGTTATGGTTTCGTAGGTTCAGAAACAATTACATTAACTGCTGCTCAAATAGGTTGTGGTGGTTCAGGTAGTGTAGTATATACGGTAACGGCATTAGAAAATAATGACGCTTCAAACATGTTATTGGCAAACAATACAACAAACATTGTGTCAATGACATTTAAAGGTTTAACAGGAACACCAGGTGCTGGTGGTACTGGTAAAGCTGCCGTAATATCATTAGACCCAACTGGTTCAATTTCAACAACTTCACCTTATGTACAAAATTGTTCATCTGTAAATACAGGTGCTACTGGTGTACAAATTGACGGTAACTTACATAGTGCAGGTAATAAATCTATTCTTGCAAATGACTTTACACAAATTAACTCTGACGGTATTGGTGTTCACACACTTGCAGGTGGTCGTGGTGAAATGGTATCAGTATTTACATATTATTGTGATAAATCTTTTTACACTCAATCGGGTGGATTTATTAGAGCATTAAATTGTTCATCTGGTTATGGTGAAAAAGGTGCTGTATCAGACGGTCAATTATTATCAGAAACGGCAGTTAATATTAAATCAAAAGGTAAACAATTAATTTATGACCCTGCTACTTTCGTAGGAGCGGCTACAGAATCAGATATATCAGATATGATTACTACATCTGGTTCAGGTACTGCTACGGTAACAGGTGGTACTTCAGGTGCTTCTGCTACGGTATTCAGAGTTAACATTTCATTAAATTTAGTACACATTGATTCAATAACAGGTACATTCCAAAATAATGAAGTATTAACATTTACAAAAGAAAACTCATCAACATTCCAAGTTACATCTAAATCTAGTGGTGCATTAACAGACCAAACAGGTGCCTTAATTGCTGTTCAGGCAGGAACAACAGCATTAAACTCTGCTGGTGTAATTAAAGTTGGTGCTAATATTAAATTTACAGGTGATTCAAAATATTACAGAATTTCAGCAGTAAGTGAAGAAAACACAACTGCTCAAACAGCATTAGTAAGATTAACAGAAAGTGTTACAAGTGGTAATGCAAAAGCAGATGACACGGTTGGTTTAGTAACACAAAACTTTTCAAACATTCGATTAACAGGTCACGACTTCTTAAGCATAGGTACTGGTGATATTGGAACATCAAATTATCCAGGTGGACCATCACAACCGGCAGACCAAGCTGACGAAGTTGAAGAATTAAATGGTGGTCGTGTTTACTTTACATCTACTGACCAAGACGGTGACTTTAGAGTAGGTGATTTATTCAGAATTCAACAATCAACAGGTGTTGCAACTCTTAACGCAGACGCATTTGACCTTTCAGGTTTAAGTCAATTACAACTTGGTTCTATTGGTGCCGAGTTAGGTGCAACAATTAACGAATTTAGTACAGATGAAACCCTAATAGGTGATTCAAATACTGCCGTGCCAACTGAAAGAGCAATAGTAGGTTATACTCAAAGAGACCAAATGGGTACAGGACACTTTGTACCACCAACTGGTACAACTGCTGAAAGACCATCAGGCGGAACATTAAAAACTGGTGGTATTAGATATAACTCAACATTAGTTACATGGGAAGGTTATAACGGCACAGCATGGACAGGTTTAGGTGGTGGTAATCCATGGGCAACTAAAACATCAAGTTACAATGCAGCTGCTAATGATAGAAATTTTGTAGATACATCTGGTGGTGCTGTAACAGCAACATTACCTGCTTCGCCACAAGT